AGTATTAGGTCAAGTTGCCCCAGCTACTACAGGAACAGCTGGTCAGGTGTTAGTTTCAGCGGGTAGTAGCGCAAGTTCATATTGGGCAGCTACAATACCAGTGAGTGCTTATAGTGCTCAGTTTAATGGTAGCAATTATTTAAGTACAACAGCTGTCAGTTTACTTGGTGATTTTACAATCGAATGTTGGACTAGATTTACAGTTTTTTCAGCAGCCACATACGGAAGCGTTATTGTTTCACAAGGCGCTGCTACAACAATATCACCAAACGTAATGTCATTACAAATTGAAACGAGTGGTGTTTTTCGTTTTTTCTGGTCTGATTTTAATACCCCAGTTTTAACTGGTCCAACAATGTCACTTAATACTTGGTATCACGTAGCGGTAACTAAAAGTGGTTCTTCTTTTACATTGTGGATAAATGGCGTGTCCTCAGCTACTGGTACAAGTTCGGCTACAGTAACAGCAACTAATTTATTTTATGTAGGTTCTTCATGCTATGCACCTGGATTAACAACAAGATCAACAACTGGTTATATTTCAAATGTGCGTGTAACAAATGGCGTTGCAATATATACAGGTGCATTTACTCCACCAACAAGCCCATTAGGAACAGCCCAAGCAGCTGGAACTAATATAGCAGCGGTATCTGGTTCTCAGGTTGTTATATTAACTTGCAACGGTCCAGGATTTACTGACTCATCATCAAATGCATATATATTAACTAATAATGGTAATGTCGTAGCAACTCAGTACGCTCCATTCTCATCATTCTCCGCAATAGCAAGATCAGCAACACAAACACAAACAATACTAACATCTGGTTCTGGAACATATTATACTCCATCAGGTGTTGCTTGGTTGCGTATTCGTATGGTTGGTGGTGGAGGCGGCGGTGGTGGTTCTGGTAGCGGCAGTCCAGGAAATGGCAGTGTTGGTGCTAACACAACATTTGGAACATCATTATTAACTGCTGGTGGAGGTGGTGCTGGTGTACCAAATAATGGTCTTCCAGGTATAGGAGGAACTGCATCTATTGGTTCAGGCGCTACTGGTATAGCACTATCGGGTGGTGGTGGAACTAATGCAGCATATTCATATTATCCAGGTGGTGGTAATGGTGGTACATCACCATTTGGTGGCGGCGGTGCTGGTGGACAACCAAATGGTGACGCTGGAGTGGTAAAAAATGGTTCTGCTGGAGCTACAAATTCTGGTTCTGGCGGTGGTGGCGGAAATTGGAACCAAGGTTCAAACGCTGGCGCTGGCTCTGGTGGTGGCGCTAGTGGATATGTTGAAGCATACATATCAAGTCCCGCAGCATCATATGCATATACCGTAGGCGCTGGAGGTGGCGGTGGATCAGCTGGAACTTCTGGTGGTGCTGGCGGCGGTGGCGGTTCTGGTGTTATTATTGTTGAAGAGAATTATGCTGTTAGTGTCGTCAAAAAATCAATGTCGCAAACAATACTAACATCTGGTTCTGGAACATATACCACACCAATTGGCGTTGTTCAATTAGAAATTCGTATGGTTGGTGGTGGTGCTGGTGGTGGAGGTTCGTTTGCTGCCGCTTCTGGTTCTGTTGCAAGTAGTGGTGCCAATACTATTTTTGGTGCAGCACAAGCATATGGTGGTACAGGTGGATATAATACATATTACGCTTCTGTAGGTGGTGTTGGCGGTAGTGGCACATTAGGAGGATATAGCGGAATTGTTATTTCTGGCGGTCAAGGTGGTGGTGCTGGCTCTGCTGTAATTGCTTATACTGGAGGTGGTGTTGGTGGTACATCACCATTTGGCGGCGCTGGTAGTGGTTCGGTAAACGGTAGTGCGTCAGCTGCTGCCACAAATAGCGGTAGTGGTGGTGGTGGCGGTGGTGGCAATAGTAGCGCATCAACATCTCCTGGTCATGGTGGAGGTTCTGGCGGATATGTCGAAGCATACATATCAAGTCCAGCAGCATCTTATGCATATACAGTAGGTGCTGGTGGTGGTGGTGGTTCTGGTGGTGTGTGGCCAGGTGGTGGTGGTGGTTCTGGTATCATTATAATTAAAGAATATTATTAACTCAAAGGAGAACTAAACAATGGGACATTTTGCAAAAGTAGTAGACGGAAAAGTATCACAGGTGATTGTTGCGGAACCAGACTTCTTCGACACATTTGTTGATTCATCTCCTGGTCAGTGGATTCAAACCTCATATAATACAAGAGGTAATGTTCACTATGCACCAAACTCAAATGAGCCAGATGGTGGTGAAGCATTACGTGGCAACTATGCTGGTATTGGATACACATATGATAATATCAATGATGTGTTCTATGCACCTCGTCCATATGATAGCTGGACTTTGTCGCATGATACATGGACTTGGGAAGCACCAGTACCTTATCCAACTGATGGTCATATATATGTTTGGGAAGAAGCAACTACATCTTGGCAAGAAGTTGAGATACCATCTTTATAAATAGAATAAAACCAATAAGGGGATAGTGAACCAAAATGGCAGATAACAGTTTTGTAGTAAAGAATACATTAGTAGTTAACAATAGTTTTACTGTTAACAGTACATCTTTTGTTTACACAGCCAATGCTTTAAGTATCGGAACATCTGCGTACTATGTTACTAACGGTAACATAGGTTTAGGTAATAGCTCTCCTGATCACAAATTAAGCGTTAATGGAAACACATACCTTAATGGCACAGTAAACGCCATTGGTAATGTTTCCATTGGCGGCATTACTTCTATTAATGCTAATGTGGTTATGAACTCTACTGCTGGTATTTCCGCCAATGGTTCTTATGGATCCCAAGGTCAGGCGCTTATATCAAACGGTTCTTCTGTTTACTGGGCAACCGCAACAGCCGGAACAAACACTCAAATTCAATTTAATGATTCTAGCACTGCTAATGCCTCTGCAGGATTCATATTTAATAAAACAACAAACAATGTTACAATAGCCAACAGCCTCAGTTTAGGGAATAACCTAACATTATCAAATAGTGTTATTATAGGCAGTATGGTAATCAATAATACTGGTGTGTCTCAAAATACATTTGGTATTGGAACAGCCGCATATTTTGTTTCTAATGGTAATTTTGGTATTGGAACATCAAGTCCAGCATACAAACTAGATGTGGCTGGTACTATTAATTCTCGTGGAGATATATTTGTTACAAAAGGATCTTCACCATATATCGGACCAATCGATAATTATAATATACGTTTTGGTACAGGTGGTGTTGATCGTGCTACTATTGACACTAGTGGTAACTTTACTGCAACTGGTGATATAACAGCGTTTTCTGATTCCAGATTAAAAACAGATGTTAAGACAATAACAAACGCTTTAGAAAAAGTATCAAAAATGCGTGGTGTTATGTTTACAAGAAAAGATACTGGGTCTAAAGGTACCGGTGTTATAGCTCAAGAAATGTTAGAAATATTACCAGAGGTTGTTCATGAAGGAGATAATCTATCAGTAGCATATGGAAATATTGTTGGTATTCTAATTGAAGCTATTAAAGAGTTAAAAATAAAAGTTAAAGAGTTAGAAAACAAATGACTTTACCATCATCTGGTTCAATAAGTTTCAGTCAAATAAACTTAGAACTTGGTAGATCTTCAAATGCAAGGTTTACCCTTAATGACGCAGAAGGAAGAAAATTAGCTTCTACTGGAGGAACTGGTCAGAATTTATCTTCTGGCACCCAAACTAAAACATCAAATTATCGTGGTCATGCAAAATTAAATGTTACTTTTGGTTCGACCACAACGAATATTGATACTGGAAATTATCTTACTAATTATTCTGCTGGAAAAACTTGGTCGACATACACAATCAATAACGGTGTGGTAATCGGATCTTCTTCATCTGGCAGTTATGCTATGACTATTACTGGTAATTCCGGTGATATTACTGAATTGTATAATAATGGAACAATTATCGGAGCTGGTGGAGCTGGTGCAGGTCGAAATGGAGGAGGTGGCGGAGCTGGCGGTAATGCATTATTAGTTAATACTTCAACAACTGTATATAACAATGGCGCTTTATGGGGTGGAGGCGGAGGCGGCGGTGGTGGTAATGATGGTGGCGATGGTTCACCAAAACCAGCATTTAATCCTGGTGGAGGCGGAGGCGGCGGCGCTGGGTATGTTGGAGGTTCTGGATATAATGGCGGTACTCTTACTGTTGGTGGTAATGGCGAATGGCGTGGAGGAACTGCAGGTAACGGCGGCAGCGGTGGTGATCCAGGCAATGCAGGTGGTGGAAGTAATAATGGTGGCGGCGGCGGTGCGCCAGGTTATTATGTTGTAGGTGGTGGTAATGTTATTTGGGCAGCTACTGGTGACCGAAGAGGTTATTCTGGTTAATAAATATAAATTAAAAAGGTATTAGTATGTCAGACAATATTATTGTTACTATTGTAAGTTATGACGATGATCATAATATGCATGTTAAATTTTCAGATGGTGTAGATGAAACACCAATCTACAATTTTCAACCGTATACGTTTGATTCAAGTATATCAACATCAGATATCTTAAAAAAAATATCATTAGCTGGTATCAACGCTCTAAAAGATATTAAAAATAAAAAAACATTTAATAACAAATTCTCTCATGTTAATGAGTTTAAATCGCTTGTTGGTAAACCACAAACATATTCTATTTCTGAATTATCAGCAAACAACTCTTATGAGATTTCAATATGAAAGTATTAAGCACTGCAGAAATATGTAAAGGATTTGCTATTTGTGTTGGTCATATTACTGCTAATGATGAGTTTGTTTTTACTGTTGAAGAGACAACAGGTAATGGCGTATTCAGTCAATTGGGTTATTGCATAGAAGGTTATGCAGATTTAATAGATTCTGATGGTAAAGTAATACAAGAATTATCTGGCGGTAATCTATACGACTTTAGAGATTATTACAGTACATCATATAAAATGCGAACAAATTCTACTACTAGTGGAACTTGGTTTTGTATAAACCCAATTCTTGCTACTAAAATATATGATGCTACTTTATTAAAAGAAAACACAACAAAAACATATACAGGCGATGGCGTAGAAAATGTTATAGTTTGTGTTACTGGAACAGTAAAAGTTAATGATAAAGTACTTGAGAGTAAAAATTATGTTAGAGTACTAAATGGCAAAATAGCTAATGTTACAGTATATCCAGGGTCGGTTGCTGTTTATTTTAAAGATTCCGGAAAGGTTCAAGGTCAGTAAAATGGCAACCCCAACATCAAGATCAGATTTTAAAGAAAATTGTCTACGACGTTTAGGTAAGCCTGTTATCGAAATCAACGTTGATGACGATCAGGTAGATGATCGTATTGATGAGTCTTTGAGATATTTTTGGGATTACCATTTTGATGGTTCCGAAAAACTATTTTATAAACAGCAAGTAACACAAACAGATAAAACCAACAAGTACATCACACTACCTGAAAACATTATTGGCGCTGTTAATATATTTCCTATTGGTAGTGGTTTAAATACCAATAACCTATTCAATATTCGTTATCAGATTGCTCTTAATGATCTGTACACTTTAACTTCTGTTTCTATGGTGCCATATGTTATGGCGCTAACTCATATTCAAAATCTTGAACAGATACTTGTTGGTCAACAACCATTAAGATACAATCGTCATGTTAATCGTTTATATGTTGATATGGATTGGGATAGGGTAGATATTGGTGAATACCTTTTAGTCGAAGCTTATGAAATTGTAAATCCAGACATCTATACTGATGCTTGGTCTGATCGCTGGTTGCTTCGTTACGCTGCATGTTTGATCAAACAACAGTGGGGTAACAACTTAAAGAAATTTGATGGTATGAAAATGCCAGGTGGTTTAACTTTTAATGGTCAACGAATATATGAAGAAGCCACTCAGGAAAGAGTAGAGCTTGAAAAAGAAATGATCCATAGCTATTCACTTCCTGTTACAGATATGATTGGCTAATATGGCAACTAACTTTTTCTTCAATAATTTCCAATCGTCTCAGGAGCAGCTGCTTCTCGAGAATTTAATTATTGAAACTATTAAAATTTATGGTCAAGACATGTGGTATATGCCTCGTAAGTTAAACAACTACGATAAGGTATATGGCGCAGACGATCAATCAAGTTATGAGAGCGCATATCCTATTGAAATATACATCAAGTCAGTAGATGGGTTTTCTGGTGATGGTAATTTTATGTCTAAGTTTGGCCTTGAAATTAGAGACCAAGTTATATTCTCTGTTGCTCAGCGTATCTTTAATGAGGAAGTTGGTAGTTTCTCAACACAACCAAGACCAAACGAAGGCGACCTTATATATTTCCCATTGAACAAAAAGTGTTTCCAGGTTAAGTATGTCAACAAGTTCGAAATGTTTTACCAGTTGGGTGCTCTTCAAACTTGGGAAATGACTTGCGAGTTGTTCGAATATTCCAATGAATTAATGAATACTGGCATACCTGAAATTGATATTCTACAAGCAAAATCCAGCACCAATATTCTTGATTGGAATATCATGGATGAAAGTGGATTCAACCTATTAACAGAAAACGATGAGTATATTGTGATGGAACAATCATCAGTAACAGATATTGTTGTTGTTTCAAACAATGATGCAATACAATCAGAGTCAGATATGTTTGTTGACTTTACTGCATTTGATCCGTTCAGCGAAAGAGCAATTTAATGTTTGGTTCTCCATTCTACTTTTCAATGATAAGAAAATATGTTATCTTGATGGGAACACTCGTCAACAATATTCGTATTACAAGAACAGATAAAGCTGGTAATGTAACATCTCTTATCAAAGTTCCTGTTACATATGCACCAAAAGACAAAATGCTTGCCCGTGTAACACAAGATCCAAATATTGATAGAGCTTCTGCTGTAGCTCCATTGCCTATGATTTCTTTTGAAATGGGCAAGATGAGATATGATGGATCTAGAAAACTACCAACTATTAATAAAATAGCTGTCAAAAATGTTGCAGATGTTAACAAGTTAAAATATCAATATAACCCAGTTCCATATGACATAGAATTTAAAGTTTATGTTTATGCTAAAAATGCCGAAGACGGTACAAAAATAATCGAGCAGATCATTCCTTATTTTACTCCTGATTGGACAACCACTGTAAAACTTATTCCCGAAATGGAAGTTACAATGGATATCCCAATCATATTAAATGATATAGCATATACTGATAATTATGATGGCGCTTTTCAAAATCGTAGAGCAATTATATGGACTTTAGACTTTGTTCTAAAAGGCTATATATATGGTCCTGTTAAAACAGGTAATATTATTAAATTCGTTGAAACTAATTTTTATCTACCAGATACTGAATATGGAAAAATACCAACTGTTGCTGGAACTCTTCCTGTTGGCGAACGTGTTACAGTGCAGCCAGGATTTACTCCAGGTAATACCTCAATAAGTTATTATGGTCAGCCTAATAATTCTATATCGACAATACCATATGCTGATATAAAAGTATCTGATGATTTTGGGTTTGTTACAATGATTTACAATGAAGATGAGATATAATGACAGATAATGCAAACAACGATCCTATAGGCCAAGCTTTAGGTGTTACGCCAATGAGTTCAACTAGCACAATCAGTAACATGATTGTTGATGCTCATGATGATTCTGCGAAAACAGACTTTGAAACAGCCAGAGCTAATATCTATGAAGTTATACAGAATGGTCAAGAGGCTATGTTTAAGCTTGGTCAAATAGCAGACAGTTCTCAACACCCAAGAGCTTTTGAAGTATTGGCAAAGTTAATGGATACAATGTTAGCAGCTAATAAAGATTTAATGGAATTACAAAATACCATTAGAAAAATTACAGCTGCAAGCGCCCCAACAAACGAAACAGCAAAAACTATTCATAACAATTTATTTGTAGGTTCTACAGCAGAACTTCAAAAAGTAATCGAGAACATGAAAAATGGTGGATCTGCAGTTTAATAATGTACGCACTGGGTATAATGGTAACGTTAATCTCAAGCGTGAAAATCAGGCTATCGAATGGACGCCTGAACTAGTACAAGAATATATAAGATGTTCTCAGGACGTTATATATTTCACTGAAACATATATGAAAATTATTAACGTTGATAAGGGGCTTATGAATTTTAAGCTTTACCCCTATCAAAAAGAAATGTTGTTATCGTTCGCCAATAATCGATTCAATATTGTAACGACTGCTCGTCAGGCTGGTAAATCGACTACTACCTGCGCTTTTATTCTTTGGTATATCATATTCCATAAAGACAAAACAGTTGCCCTCCTCGCCAACAAAGGCGATACGGCACGAGAAATTCTTGGACGTATTCAGCTTGCTTACCAGCACCTGCCTATATGGCTACAACAGGGTATCAAGGAATGGAACAAGGGTTCTTTTGAATTAGAAAACAACTCTCGTGTTATCGCTTCTGCAACATCCACAGATTCAATCCGTGGTTATTCTATTAATATGTTGTTTATCGACGAAGCGGCGTTCATTGAAAACTGGGATGAGTTTTTCACCTCTGTTTATCCTACGATTTCTTCAGGTAGCGAATCTAAAATTGTTCTGGTTTCTACACCTTGTGGCTTAAATCACTTTTATAGCATCTGGGTCAATGCTATACAGAAACGTAACCAATATCAACACATACAAGTTATGTGGCAAGATGTTCCTGGACGAGACGAAAAATGGAGAGACGATACTTTAGCTGCTATGAACTTCGACTTAGAAAAGTTCGATCAGGAATATAATTGTGAATTCCTTGGTAGCTCTGGTACTCTTATTGCTGGTTGGAAACTTAAAGAGTTAGTCCATCAAACGCCATTAGTTGAACGCGAAGGGTTAATTCAATATATCCAACCAATCGACCAACATGTCTATATAATGTTATGCGACGTTTCTCGTGGTAAAGGTCTAGATTATTCTGCATTCCAACTTATAGATGTAACAACTATGCCATATCAACAGGCATGCGTATATCGTAACAATGCTATATCACCTATAGATTATGCAGACTTCATTCACCGATCAGCTAAGGCATATAATAATGCATCTGTTCTAGTTGAAATTAACGATATCGGTGAGCAGGTTTCTCACTCATTACATTATGATTTTGGTTACGAACATGTATTGTTTACTGAGAATGCTGGTCGTTCGGGTAAACGTATCACCGGTGGATTTGGTGGAGGCTCGGTAGACAAGGGTATCAGAACAACCAAGATCGTTAAGTCGGTTGGATGTTCTATCCTTAAGCTTCTTATCGAACAGAACCAATTTATAGTCAACGATTTCCATACAATCAATGAACTCTCAACTTTCTCTAAGAAGGGAACTTCTTATGAAGCCGAGTCTGGCAAACATGATGACTTGGTTATGTGTCTTGTTCTTTTCGCTTGGCTCTCGGAGCAGCAATATTTCAAAGATTATACCAATATAAATACGCTTATGTCCCTTCGTGAAAAAACAGAAGAGGATATGGAACAGGACATGTCACCATTCGGTTTCATGTTCGACGGTCGAGATGAATACGATGAAACAATTGAAAGGATCGTTCCAGATAGTTGGATGTGGAACACACAAGAAAATTTCTAAATCCCCTTAAAATTGAATTATTATAAATAATGGTAAATATAACTATCATACAACCTAATAAAGGGGTAAAACTATGGCTTTTCAATTATCTCCAGGCGTAAACGTTACTGAAATCGATCTTACTACAGTTGTGCCCGCAGTTTCCAGTTCTGTTGGTGCATTTGGTGGTGTATTCCGTTGGGGTCCGATCGGACAGAGATTGTTAGTAGATAACGAAGCTTCTCTTGTTTCTAGATATGGCATGCCAACATCGTTCAATGCAGAAACATTTTTCACTGCTGCCAATTTCCTTTCTTATACAAATAGCCTTTATATTTCTCGTGCTGCAAATACTACAGGCACTACGCCATCAAATATTAATTTTGTTGTAACAGCAAATACTATCATATCTAACAATATCCTTATCGGTAATACTACTAATTTGTCTGTTGGTATGTATGTTACACAGACAGGTAATTCTAGTGTAATCCCTTCTGGTACTCAGTATAGTATTGCAGCTGTAAACTCAACTGCAGTTATCCTTTCTTCAAATATATTCACTACTAATACTGGTAGTTCTGCTAACACAAATCTTTATTTTGGTCGTTCAGAAACAACATATACTGCAGTTGGCACAGGCGCAAATACTAATGCTTCAGCTCCATACTTTGTTGCTAATCTTGCTGATCAAATTGTCAAGAATGAAAACGCTTATCTCTTAAAAGAAGGTACGTTCGACACAGATATTGCATATCTAGCAAAGTATCCTGGAGCAATGGGTAATTCTCTTAGAGTTTCTGTTTGCGATAACGCGAATTCGTTTTCTTCTAATATCCCTCTATCTAATTCAACAGTTAATACAGCAATTGAATTTAGAATTGGATCAGACAGCGCAACTGTTAAATTCCTAGGCACATCAAATGGATCTGCTAATACTGTATCTTCTAATTTTTCTATTGGCGATCAGATCCTTGCTGGAAACAGTACATTAAGCCTGCAGTATCTTCAAATTACAAAACTTGAAGTTGGCTCAAATGCATCTTATGTAAATACAGCAACCAATTCATTCAATGGTAATGGTAGTTTTGTTAATGCTTATACTGGATTTATTACTGCTCCAAATACAAATCCATATAGCAACGGTGATATAGTCAACTATGTTAATGCTGCTTCTCAAACTGTTCTTTCTGGTTTAGCTGGTGGTACAAACTATTATATCGTTGAGTCAAATACAAGCGGCTTTAAGCTTGCAACAAATGCTTATGGAACTGCAATTTCTACAATCGTTCCGGCGGTTGGTTCTGACTTTACTCTTACATCAAACACTAACGTATTGAAGATTACTTTTGATGACCCATACAGACTTCGCGACAATTATGTAACAAGCACAATTAACCGTAACTGGGAATTCTTTAATCTAGTTGGATCTGCTCCTGGTCAGTCAAATTATCAATTCGTTAATGGTAACACTTCTGTCAATGACGAACTTCATGTTGTAGTTGTTGATAATGGTGGATTGTTCTCTGGTGTAACTGGCACTGTTCTTGAAACTTATAAGGGTCTATCAAGAGCAACAAGTTCAGTTAATGGCGATGGCACTGATAATTATTATAAGAGTGTTATTAATAAGAACTCACAGTATGTTTGGTGGGCAAATGATCGTACAACAGCTGTTTCAAACACTGCAACAAACCTAATAAATTCATCTTCACTATCACCTTTTAATATCCAGTTTTCTCTAGGTAATGATGGTAGAGACGAAGCAACTATAACAATGAGCTGCCTTGGTGAAGCTTATGACTTGTTCCAGTCACCTGAAGACGTAGATATTTCTCTTGTTCTACAGGGTCGTCCAATCGGCGGAACAGCATTAGTTGGCGGTCAAACTGTTTCAAACTTCCAGCTAGCAAATTATATAATCGATAACATTTGCGAAACTCGTAGAGACTGTATTGCATTAATTTCACCAGATAAAGCTATGATGCTTAACAATGTTGGTAACGAAGCATCAAGTCTTAAGAATTGGAGAGGTGCTGTACGTAGTACTTCTTATGCTGTTCTTGATTCTGGTTATAAATACCAGTACGATCGCTACAATGATGTAAACCGTTGGATTCCATTGAACGGCGACATCGGTGGTCTATGCGCTCGTACAGATCAAACTAACGATGCATGGTGGTCACCAGCTGGTTTCAATCGCGGAAACATTAAGAATTCAATTAAGCTTGCTTATAATCCTAAGAAAACAGAACGTGATACCCTTTATACTAATGGTATCAACCCAGTTATATCACCTCCTGGTCAGGGAACTGTTCTTTATGGTGATAGAACTCTTCAGGCAAAGCCATCTGCATTCGATCGTATTAATGTTCGTAGATTGTTTATCGTTCTTGAAAAGGCAATTTCAACCGCTGCTAAGTATTCACTATTTGAATTCAATGATGCATTTACTCGTGCACAGTTTAAAAATCTTGTAACACCTTATCTTCGCACTATTAAGGGTCGTCGTGGTATTACTGATTTCCTTGTTGTTTGTGATGATTCAAATAACACACAATCAGTAATTGATACTGCTCAGTTTGTTGGTGATATCTATATTAAGCCAGCTCGTTCAATCAACTTTATCCAGCTGAACTTCGTTGCTGTTCCAAGTGGTGTTCAGTTCTCTGAAGTTGTTGGCAAGTTTTAATAAATAGATTAAAGCTCAAAAGGAGTATCTTAGATGCCATTTAATATCAATAGCTTCAAACAAAATGGTCTGGTGTACGGTGGTGCCAGACCATCCCTATTCAACGTAGTTCTATCAGTGCCAGGAGCTCTTGGCATTGATAGCGTTTCTGTAGACAAGTTCCGTTTTGTTTGCCGTACTGCTGCTCTTCCAGAATCAACAATTTCTCCAATCGAAATTCCTTATTTTGGTCGTAAGATTAAAGTTGCTGGAGAAAGAACTTTCGGCGACTGGTCAGTAACAGTAATGAACGACGAAGATTTCGCTGTTCGTGCATTGTTCGAAACTTGGTCAAATGCTCTTAATCGTCATGTATCAAATGTTCGTGATGCTGGCATTGGCGCTGAACAGTATAAGACAGACTTAGAAGTAATTCAATATTCTAAAGATGGTTCAGAAATTCGTTCATATCAGTTTGTTGGGGCTTTCCCAACATCTATTGGCGAAATTCAACTTGGCTGGGATTCAGCTAGTCAAATCGAAGAATTTTCTGTAACATTCTCTTATGATTATTGGGTTCCAGTTATTGAGACTTCTGATAAGAAGGCTGGTGGCGTAAACGTGTATGGACCACAAACTGAGCTAGATGGTACTGCTGGCGCTATCTAATAAATATTTTTTATGATTATAGGAGGGGAACAAATCCCCTCCAATTTGGAGAATTAAATGGCAGAATTATTTGGTTTTGAGTTTAAAAGAAAAGATCAGAAAGCTATTGATGAGATTCAATCGTTTGCTCCAAAGGAGACAGATGATGGTGCAGTCGTTGTTGCAGCTGGTGGTGCGTTTGGTACATATGTTGATCTTGACGGAACTGTTAGAACAGAAGCAGAATTAGTAACTAAGTATCGCGAGATGTCGCTTCATCCCGAATGTGATTCAGCGGTTGATGAAATTATTAACGAATCTATTTCTATTGATGAAGAAGTAATTGTACAGATTAATTTAGAAAACGTTAAAACAATGTCACCACAAATTAAAAAAGTGGTAACCGATGAATTCCAAAATTGTTTAGCTTTACTACAATTTAATACTCATGCCTACGATATATACCGTCGTTGGTATGTTGATGGGCGTTTATATTATCATGTGCTTGTTGATGACAAAAACCCCAAAGAAGGTATCAAAGAACTACGTTACGTTGATCCACGTAAGATCCGTAAGGTAAGAGAAGTTTCGAAAAAGAAAGTTCCTAATGGTAACTCTGGTGATGCAGTTATCTCTAGGGTTGCTAACGAATACTTTATCTTTAATGATAAAGGGTTTAATTATGGCAATAGAACATCCGGACCAACTACTTCTGGTTTGAAAATTGCCAAGGATTCAGTAGTTCATGTTGTATCTGGTTTGACTGATAATCAAGGTACAATGGTTCTTTCTTATTTGCATAAAGCCATTAAGGCTCTTAATCAATTGCGTACACTAGAAGATGCTTTGGTTATCTATCGTTTAGCTCGCGCCCCCGAACGTCGTATTTGGTACATTGACGTTGGTAATCTTCCTAAGATGAAGGCAGAGCAGTATGTTCGCGATATCATGGTCAAACATAAGAATCGTTTGATCTATGATGCGGCAACTGGAGAAATTAGAGACGACCGTAAGTTCATGACCATGTTGGAAGACTATTGGCTTCCTCGTCGTGAAGGTGGTAGAGGTACGGAGGTTACTACCCTACCAGGCGGTCAGACACTAGGTCAAATGGACGACGTTCTATATTTCCAAAAGAAATTTCTCCAGTGCTTAAATGTTCCTGTAAGTCGTCTTAACTCAGACGCACTATTTTCTATTGGTCGCGCGACTGAAATTACTCGCGATGAGTTGAAGTTCGCTCGTTTCATTATTCGTCTTCGTTCTAGATTTTCTCAGCTGTTCATTAAGATGCTTGAAAAACAATTAGTTCTTAAGGGAATTATGACACCTGATGATTGGAATGTGTTTGTATCCGACATTAAGTTTGACTATGCCAAAGATAATTATTTCACTGAGCTTAAAGATGCTGAGATTGCTCAGGGTCGTATTCAGTTGGCTGGTGCATTCCAGGATTTTGCTGGTAAGTATTATTCACACGATTGGATTCGTAGAAACGTTCTTCAGCAGACTGACGTTGATATTGAAGAGCAGGAAGCACAGATTGCTGCCGAGAATCAATCACAGGATCCACGTTGGATGAATCCAATGATTGAGCAGAATGCTATGCAAATGCAACAGCAAGCAGCGGCTCAGGATCAAGGTCAACAGGCTTCGCCTGAAGAAACTAACAAACAAGAAGAAATAAGACAGGCTATGGTTTTCATTAAACAAATGAAACAGAAGGGTAGTCCTGCTAATCGTTCTATTCAGGACCAGTCTAAGTATAAAGCAGCAGTTCAATTAGTTGCTAAAAACCCAGATATAGTTAATTCATTGGGCAGTGGTAATGCTCAACAAACACAATGAGGTTAATATATGAGTGAATATAAATATGATATTACAGATTTAATTTCAACTGCTTATGAACAGAAACCATTAGATTTCGAAACAGCATTTAACGATTTGATCGTTGATAGAATTGCAACAGCAGTAAATGATAAGAAAATAGCTGTCGCTCAACAAATGTATGGTTATACACCAGATAACGAAGAAGAATCAGAGGATTAAACAAATGGCGAAACCGCTCAGAGACGTTGCTCCAAAAGCCCAAAAAGAAAACAAACTAGCTGGTGTTAAAAAGAGTAAAACAGAACCAGCAGATATTTCTGACTTTAATGCATCGTCAGGCAATCAGGATTTCGCCAAGAAACATAAGATTGAAAAGCATGCCGATCGTGTAGGTAATGATGAAGATCCGTACAGTGGAAATGATGAACATTATGCATTAAATTCTAAATCAGAAAAACGTTATGGAAATAAAAAAGGTGACGCTGAAAAAGTTTATGAATCAATGAAATGTGAATCATGCGGTAAGGCTTATGAAGGTGAGTCATGTGGTTGCAGCGGTAAATCTGTACCAGAAGCAAAGCCAGGCAAAAGAGGAATGATTGCTGATAAGAAAAAACTTCAGGAAGTATTGACTAAGAAAACTCCAGCTAGTGAAGTAATTTCAGATTTCGTTCATAGCAAGAATAAAACATTTTCTGGTGATTCAAAGAAACAGCGTATTAAAAGAGCACTAGGTGCTTACTATGGTATGCATAAAGAAGAAGAAGAAGAACAGATTGATGAGATTTCAGATGCACTTGCTTTGAGTACTGCTAGAGGTGCAGCAAAATCAATGGACACTGCTGACGTAAATACTGATAAAGGATTTTCTACTTTTCAAAAAAGAGCTAAAACTCAAGCTTTGGCTCTTGATAAAATGAATCCTGATTATAAAAGATTGAAAGCAAAGGTTGGTACATCTGATGCTAACGCCAAAGATGCTGCTTACAGAGATGCTGTTAAAGAAGAAAAGATTAACGAGATCACTAAGAAAAAGAAAACAGAAAAAGAATCAGCGCCTGGAGATACTCCTATAAGAATGCCTTCTGGTAATGTTGGCGATTCAGATACAGGGAGAATATAATGGCAGCAATAATTAAACCACTCGGAACAGAATCTGTTTGTAATACAATAACCTTTAGTTCTTATAGCAACAGCGCATTAGTAAAATTATCACATGCTTCTGCAGTTACAACTTTAGCTCTAATTACATGTAAAGATTCTACAAATACTACTACTAAATGGACAATGTCTATTATTGGTGGCGAAACATTGATTGTAGAAAAAGGTGCAACAGATATTTTAACATCAAATAATACATCCGCTACATTAGTAGCCGTTCCTGTTGCTTACAAGAATTAAGAGGAAACCATGAAACTCTTTACAGAATTAGTTGAAGACGTTCAGTTCGTTACTGAAGCAAAAGAAAACGGTAAGAAAGACTACTATATAGAAGGTATATTCTTACAGGCTGAATTACAAAATCGTAATGGTCGTGTTTATCCAATAGCTGTTTTAGAAAATGAAGTTAATCGTTATATGAAAGAAACAGTCGATAAGGGTCGCGCCTATGGCGAACTTGGTCATCCATCTGGGCCATCAATTAACCTTGATCGTGTTTCGCATATCATTACAGAACTAAAGAGAAATGGGAATAATTTCCTTGGAAAAGCAAAACTTACCGAAACTCCAATGGGTAATATCGCTCGTGGTCTTTTGGAGTCTGGTGCTAACCTTGGTGTTTCTTCTCGAGCAATGGGTTCCTTAAAAGAATCAAATGGTCGTATGGTTGTTCAAAGCGATCTTAAGCTTTCAACTGCTGCTGATATTGTTGCTGATCCTTCCGCCCCCGATGCTTTTGTTAAGGGCATTATGGAAAATGTTGAATGGCTTTATGATCCAGTCAAGAATACCTGGCACGAACAAAAGTTACATGAAACAAAAAATAAAATCCATAGCATGTCAAAGTCGCACCTTGAAGAGCAACGTTTGGCTATTTTCGAAGATTATATTGCTTCATTAGCAATAAAGAACAAGTTTATATAAATAATTTTAAATTCTATTAAGGAGATTTTTTAATGGCTAACGAAAAAAATAAAGACTTAGAAAATATGGAAGAGCTTCCTGTCGACGCAATTGAGAGCGAAGAAGACGGTCTAGAAGAAGAAACTATGGCTGCAGCAACTCTTAAGCCAAATTCTAAGCCCGCTGGTGATGCCAAGTCAAAGATTGGTATGATGCAGTCAGTTATGGGCCAGATGCATCAGATGTCAAAGGGTGATCTTACTCATTGGTTTAATGCAACTATGGCTCAGTTTGGTCCAGGCAAGACATACGGCGTTGGTGACAATTCCGCAAGCAACGCATCAACTATCGATATGACTACTGGCAAGGGTCCAAAAACTAAGGACGGGATGCCAAAGCTTAATATGAAAGAAGATGTTGAAGAAATGTTTGCTGGTTCAGATCTTTCCGAAGAATTCAAGGACAAGGCATCAACCCTTTTCGAAGCAGCTATTTCTGCTCGTATCATTACAGAAACCGCTCGTCTTGAAGAAGAATTCGAACAGAAGCTTGAAGAGCAGGTATCTATTATTAATGAAGAATTAACTTCAAAAATCGACACTTATCTAGACTACGTTGTAGAAAACTGGATGAAGGAAAACGAAGTAGCCATCGAATCGACTCTCCGCAATGAAATTATGGAAGAATTTATGGATGGACTAAAGAATCTTTTCTCAGAGCATTACATTAATGTTCCTGAAGATAAGGTAGAAGTTCTAGAAGCACTTGCTCAGAAGGTAAGTGATTTAGAAGAAATGCTTGACGAAACAATTTCTGAAAACTCAGCTCTAAAGGGTGAGTTAGTAGAGGATCAAGCTAGAGGTATTTTTGAAGAACTTGCTTCTGACCTTGCACTAACACAGCAGGAAAAGTTCTCAGCTCTAGCCGAAGGAATTGAATTTGATGGTAATCTTGAAACATATGCGAAAAAGTTGAACATCATTAAGGAAAATTATTTCCGTACTGAACCAGCTTCATATTCTTCTAATATCGAAGAAGAAACATTCGAAGGCGAACTTACTGAATCAACTAACCGTTACGTAGATCCAAACGTTAACCGTTATGCTCAGGCAATTGCCAGAAACGTTAAAAAGTAATTTAATATAAATAATTTATATCCTATTTTAAAACCCGAAAGGAAAAATAAATGTATCTAGCTGAGGAAATTCAAAACAAGTGGGCACCTGTCCTTGATCATAACGCTCTTGGCGTTATTAAGGATCAGCATCGCCGTTCCGTAACTGCAATTATGCTTGAGAACACTGAGAAGGCTCTAATGGAATCTGCCGCTCATGGTCAGTATCAGACTATGATGACAGAAACTACTTCTCTAGTACCACCTAATGCTATGGCTGGCGGTTCTGGTATCGATACTTTCGATCCAGTTCTTATTTCTCTAGTACGTCGTGCAATGCCTAACCTTATTGCCTATGACATCTGTGGCGTTCAGCCAATGACTGGCCCAACTGGCTTGATCTTTGCTATGCGTTCACGTTATGCCAATACTACAAATGGCCAGGGTGGAGCAGAAACTTTCTACAACGAAGTTGATACTACATTTTCAACTGTTGCTTCTGGCGCTAACACTTTCGGTAACAAGTTTGTTGGTTCTATCCCAGGTGCTTCAAACACCTCACCACTTACTGCTGTTAATACATACAACACTGGTGTTGGTATGTCAAGAGCACAGGGCGAAGCTCTTGGAACTGAAGCAAATACTGCTTTCCCACAGATGGCTTTCAGCATCGAAAAGGTTACAGTAACTGCTAACACTCGTGCTCTTAAGGCAGAATACACTATGGAACTTGCCCAGGATCTTAAGGCAATCCATGGTCTTGATGCTGAAACAGAATTGTCAAATATTCTATCAGCTGAAATCCTTGCAGAAATCAACCGTGAAGTTGTTCGTACTATCAACATCACTGCTGTTGCTGGCGCTCAGGATAACGTAACTACTGCTGGTATATTCGATCTTGACACCGACTCAAACGGTCGTTGGTCAGTTGAAAAGTTTAAGGGTCTTATGTTCCAGCTTGAAAGAGAAGCTAACCAAATTGCTAAGAGCACTCGTCGTGGTAAGGGTAATCTTGTTATCTGTTCTTCAGACGTTGCTTCTGCTCTACAGATGGCTGGTGTTCTTGATTACACCCCTGCTCTTAACTCAAACAATCTTCAGGTAGATGACACTGGTAACACTTTCGCTGGTGTTCTTAACGGTCGTCTAAAGGTTTATATCGATCCATACGCAATCGGTGGTAACTACTTAACTGTTGGCTATAAGGGTTCTTCAGCGTTCGACGCTGGTCTATTCTATTGCCCATACGTTCCTCTACAGATGGTTCGTGCAGTTGATCAGGATTCCTTCCAGCCTAAGATTGGTTTCAAGACCCGTTATGGCATGGTAGCAAATCCATTCGCTGAAGGTCTTACTAAGGGTTCTGGTCGTGCTAACCTAGTTAGCACAAACCTTTACTATCGTCGTTTGATCATCAATAACCTAATGTAAGTTAGGAATAAGACGGTTTCAAGCCGCAAACTTTAGAGGGGACTTCGGTTCCCTCTTTTTTTTTATAAATAGTTGAAATGGAGAATGCTATGTCAGCTATAGATAATACACCATCAAATAAAAACTTTCTGAGCCCTCTTAATTTCCGTTTCCAAATTAAGAAAGCGCCTCATATCAACTTCTTTGTACAGAAGGCAAATATACCTGAGATCTCTGTAACCAACTTAGACACTCCTAATCCTTTTGTTAAAACACCATATCCAGGCGACCATATGAATTATGCCGCTTTTAATATATCATTTAAGGTCGATGAAGACCTACAAAATTATCTAGAAATACATGACTGGTTAAGAGCTTTCGGTAAACCAGAAGAATATGCTGAGTATAAGAAATTAGCTGATAATCAGTCTTGGACTGGTAATGGAATCTATTCTGATATTTCTCTTATTATTCTTGCTAGCACTAAGATGCCAAATTATGAAATCGTATTTACAGATGCTTTTCCTGTAAGCTTAACTGGTGTTACTTTTACCACAACAGATAACGATGTTAATTATATCGAAGCTTCCGCAACTTTTAAGTATACATATTTCACTATAACAAAAATATAGCTTTACTTTCTACTAAAAATATAGTATTATATAATATACTAAAGATTAGAGAGTAATTATGAAAATAGAAGATATTCTTGAACAGTGGAAATCTGATTCTGAAGTTGATCGCACAGAGCTCGGCGATGAAGCTTTAAAGATAGCAAAACTCCATCATAAATATTATCAAATATATATTCAGGAGAAACTCACCCTTCGTTCATACGATTCTGATATGAAGAAGCTTAAGCTTGAAAAGTATGAATTTTATACCCAAGGTCATACAGACCAAACAAGAAATTTAGGCTGGGAACTACCTGCACGTGGCATGATTCTTAAAACAGATATTCCTATGTACATGGATGCTGATAAAGATATTATTAAGCTTTCTCTTAAAATTGGTATTCAACAGGAAAAAGTTGAGTTACTTGAGTCTATCATTAAATCATTTACAGGCAGAGGCTTTAATATTAAAGCTGCTATTGAATGGCAAAAATTTACTATGGGAGCATAATGGAAATAATTGAAATAGAAAAAGTCAACGAGACTTACAATAAAATTATTGCGGACCCGTCAACTATTATGGAGTTGAGCGGGTATTTCACGTTTGATGTTCCTGGTGCTAAGTTTACTCCAGCTTATCGTAATAAGTTTTGGGATGGTAAGATACGCCTTCTTAATACAATGACTTGTTTGCTTTATGCTGGCCTTAACGAATACGTTCAAGAGTTTGCCAATAAGCGTAACTATACTTTAGTATATAAATCTGATTTTTCTGATGATGAGTTTTCTGTTAAAGAAGCAAAAGATTTTATACAAACTTTAAACTTACCTGAGAAATATACCCCAAGAGATTATCAACTGGAGGCTTTTATTCATGCTGTACGTCATCGTAGATCTTTACTTCTCTCACCAACCGCATCAGGCAAATCATTTATCATCTATCTATTAACGAGGTACTATCATGCACGGACTCTTATTATTGTTCCAACTACTTCTTTGGTTAGTCAACTTACCTCTGACTTTGGTGACTATGGGCTTGTATCTGATCGGTTCGTTCATCGAATATTTGCTGGCCAAGATAAACAATCGGATAAACCAATTACCATCTCAACCTGGCAGTCCATATATAAGATGCCTAAA